GGTGCTGCTTTGACTGCTGTTAAGGGTGGAGGTACTACACCAGGACCACCTCCTGCCGGTGTTCCACCAAAACCTGGTATCATGCCGTTCATTCCGATACCTCCGAAGGCTCCTCTTCCTAATCCTGCTGTTGTTGAACTTATGTTAGCCACTGGCTCATATGGTGTTAGAAACGTACAGGTGGATCCTAAACTGAAAGAGAAGATCATGAAGTCTGATGAGTATGAGGAGCTGTTCAACTTTGATCCTGATATTCACGAGATTCGGTCTAAGCTGCGATCACCAAGAAATTTAAACAATGGTAAGTTTACGGGATATCTAGTAAGCGAAGGGTTGTTAAACAAAGACTTTGCTAAGACTATGCCCAAAAATATTGGACGATCTGCAAACAAAGAAGGTACTATACGCTTTGGCATAGAACTGCTCGGTAACAATCCAGCAGACAATAGAAGTAAAAGGTTCAAGGTGAAGAAGTCATGAAAGTATCAATTGATCCAAAATATGATCCTACAGGTAAAGAGATTACGTCAAAATTAAAACTAGCTTCTGGTATTAGTCTGGCTAAGTTTTTAGGTGCAAGAGGATCTAGAACCCAGATCAAAAAGTTATACAATAAAGGATTTAATGGACCACCGGATCTAAATCAGATTGCACGAAACTTAGTGATTCATGCACAAATTATGCAGTCTATTATAGGCAATAAAGAATATGCCAATCATAGATTGATCGTTTCAGAAGGCATCTACGAACCTAATCCTGCGTTTGATCTATCAGGCAAGTACATTGGTGAAAGACCTAGTGGTATTTTAGACTTACGTAGAACTGGGCAAGCGATTGTGTATCAGCTAATTGATCGCGCAGGTGCAACTGATCCACAAAAGACCTTTGATCTAGCAGCCTATTGGAAAGATTATATTGACTATGATAAACTCACACTAGATTATGACACGTTTGATCCTAACGGCACTCTTACTTGTCAAATCGTTATAGAAACACCTAAGGTACCTGAATCATATGAGGTATCATACAAGTATGCTTTAGAAACAACTTATAATGGCGAGCTACAAACCAAAAACGAGTTGTTAGAAATACTTCCAGATTAGTATAAATAAAGAGAAAATAGGCGAACAATGGCTGGCAATTCAAACGAAGACGGTGATCTGTCGTTCAGTAATCGTGTTACTAAGGAACGCATTTACTCCGACATCGATTTAACTTTCGGTGCTAGAACATCCACTGATGGTGATGTTTTTAAGAAGACTGATGCGGCCTCTGTTAAACAGGCGCTCAAAACTTTAATATTGACCAATAGATTTGAAAAGCCATACAAGCCTAGTTTTGGTGCAAACTTATCAGGTTTAATATTTGAGTTGGCTGATGAAGACACCGGAGAAGAAATACTTTCGCGTATTAAAGCTGTTATTCAAAGATACGAGCCTCGTGTAAAGATTTTAGATATAAAGATTACAGCTAAACCTGATTACAACACAGTTAATGTAATCATAGAATTTAGGGTAGTTAATACAGGCTTTGTTGACGTATTAAAGGTCGCTCTAGGCGGAGCTGAAGAATGTGATCCACCATTCGCAGTAGCACCTCCACCTTTACCGTTCACAGGAAACAGAATCAACACGGAATTTGCAGAAGGTATTAAAATCGAAGGCGGTGCCTTTTTAATTATAGACACAGGCCCGTAACAGGAGAAGTTAAATGGCAACGACCATAAAATCTACAGAGTTAGATTTTGACCAAATTAAGAATAGTCTGAAATTATTCTTAGCACAGACAGATGAATTCGGAGATTATAATTTCGAAGCCAGTGGCATGTCTAATATATTAGATGTACTTGCTTATAATACACATTACAACTCTTTGTTAGCAAACTTCGCTTTGAACGAAAGCTTTTTGTCTACAGCACAGTTAAGATCTTCTTTAGTAAGTTTAGCGGGTGGATTAGGCTATACTGTTAGATCAAGAACAGCCTCGTGTGGTATCATAACATTTTATGTAACCAACCCTTTGATTCCTGCTTCAATGACCTTGCCCGCGGGTTTTAGATTCAGTAGTACTATTAACAACAAGACATATACATTTAAAACCAGACAGACCTTAATTGCAACCAATAACGGTTCTAATCAGTACTATTTTCAGTTAGGGGAAAATCAGAACTTTGCAATTTATGAAGGCAAACAAACGCGGAAAGTGTTTATTGCTGGACCTGCGGGTGAAAATGTAAGTTATGTCATTCCAACAGAATCTTTAGATTTGAATACAGTCAAGGTTAACGTCTATGCAGACACTTCAACCACGTTCTATGATGTATATACAAACTTAAACGATACGGTTAACATTGATAAGAACAGTCGAATATTTGTAGTCAAAGAAGCACCTAACGGCCAATTCGAATTGTCTTTTGGTAATGGAGCACGATTAGGCAAATTCCCCTCAACAGGTAACAAGATCGAAGTTATCTATGATGAAGTTGCAGGACCATTAGCTAACGGAGGAAGAACATTCACTCCTCTCGACATAGTACAAGACGGCAACGGCGAAGCACTTACTGCTAATGTAACGACGATTGTTGGTTCTATGGCAGGGCAAAATAAAGAGTCTATTGAAAGCATTCGAAAGAATGCGCCATATCTCTATGCCACACAGAACAGAATGGTAACCGCACAGGATTATGCTTCGCTTGTACTAAGAAAATATTCTAATCTCATTACTGATATTAAATCGTGGGGCGGTGAAGACAATCTACCTCCTAGATACGGATCCGTGTATTTGTCTATTGTATTCAATACTCTGGATACAGAAATACAATCGGCTGCTAAATCTGGTATACAAGCATTAGCAAAGAATCTTTCGGTTGCGTCTTTCGACGTTCAATTCACAGATCCTACGACCACGTATCTTGAAGTGCAAACGACCTTCCAATGGAATCCTAATCTCACAACAGAATCCCAGACTGCTATTGAAACTTTAGTCAATACTACAGTTGAGAACTATTTCAATGAACAGTTGGGTGGCTTTGACAAATCGTTTAGGCGATCAAACTTGTTGACTGTTATTGACGATGCTGAACCATCTATTCTCTCTTCAAGAGCAGATGTGAAAATGCAATATCGTTTTATACCTGTAGCAGGTACAGTCAACTATACAATCGACTTTCCTGCTGGTATTGCAGATCCAGACAATACCACTTTTATTGTGAGGAGTGACAATTTCTACATAGGGCAAAAAGTTTGCTACATTAGAAATAGACTTAATACCAAGATCATTGAGGTTATTGATATCAGCACTGGTTCTCCTTTGATTGATAACATTGGTGAGTACAATGCAACTACAGGGCAAATTACGTTAAGTAATTTTACCGGTGTTTTGATTGCAGGAACACCTTACATTAAAATTACTGCTATTCCTGCTAATCAAGCAACCATTAACGCATCGAGAAGTGATGTTTTGGCGTTTGATAATTTTGCTTCATCAACCAACGCTATCATCACAGATACCGTATAAATACATAGATTGAAACGAGAAAAAACTTATGACATCTTCGGTAACAAATAGTTTTAATGAGGTACTGCTAGGTCTTTTTAAAAAGGATGTGGACAGTGCTGCTGTCAACTATTATGTTGGGCTTGCAAGAAGCGAAGTCTTTAGTGAAACCGAAGACTATTCTTCTCCATATTTTCAATCGCAGTTAAGGCACAGTCTTCAAGCAGTTAAAACTTTAGCATCAAGTTCTTTTGTTGTTCCTTACACGGAAAATATTCATCAGTGGAACCAGAACATCATATATGATGAATACGACAATGGTGTTGGTACTAATTACTATGTTATCAATTCATTAAATGAAGTCTTCATTTGTATTGAAACAGCTAAAACAATAGGTTTTCAAACAAACGATAAGAGACCCTCTACAGTAGAACCTACTTCTGCTTTAGCCGCGGCGTTTGGTTCTAATGGCACCTTAGCCAAGACTTTTCGAACTACTGATCAATACAAATGGAGATATCTCTATAAATTAAGCAACTTAGCTATAGCAACGTTCAAATCTAATGCCTGGTTACCAGTAAAGAAAATTACCGATCGTGCTGCTCAATTGCCTATTCCTGAAGAACAAATACAAAGAAACGTTCAAGACAGTGCAGTGGCTGGGCAAATATTGTCTATTGCAATTGATAGCGCAGGTTCAGGATATTCTACTTTATCACCGCCCACTATCACCATAACAGGAAATGGAGATAGCGCATCATTTACATGTGATATCGCATCCAATGGGCAAATAGCAAGGGTTCGCGTAGATTCAAACGGCAACGGCGTCTTTGCTCACGGTTTTGGATACGACTATGCAACAGCAGTGCTTTCAACAGGCGACGGTAAACTTCGCCCTGTGATTGGACCTAGAGCAGGTGTCAATGCCGATCCTGTTGATACGCTGAAGACACGCTCCTTAATGCTGCAAGTAGATTTTGCTAACGATGAGTTTGACACTATTCTAGCTCAGAATGATTTTAGTCAAGTGTGTGTGATGCGAAACATTAAGTCATATGCTGGAGCTGATTTTACGGGTAACACAGGATTAAGTGTAGCCAATCTTGATGTGAACAATACGGGTAATCAGTTAACTAACGACGAGGTGTTCAAAGACGGCGCGTTGACGGCTGTTGGTAAGACAATGTATCATGACACCACAACCAACAAACTCTATTACTATCAGGACGAGACTACTAACTTTATTCCGTTTACCTTGGCTGATCCTAATCTTACGAGTGTAGATAACGATTACAATCTAACATTCACAGCAGTCAACAATCCTGATATTGACAAATATTCGGGCGAAATATTGTATATAAATAATCTCGGTGGTGAAGGATTAGGCACTACGACAACCAATATTACACGAGATCCAAATCAAACCGAAGATATCAGAATAGTTATTCAATTAGGATAAAACATGGCAACGAATTTTACTTCCACAACACTACCCGGTCTCTACAACGATGACTGGGACTCGGCGAGTGGTTATCATCAGGTCCTGTTTAACTCAGGTCGAGCACTTCAAGCAAGAGAACTGACAACTCTTCAAACCATGATCTATAAAGAAATGGGGCGAATGGGAAGTAATATCTTTAAAGAAGGTTCTACTGTAACTAGTGGTGGTATG